ATTGCTGGAGGTTGATAAAACATGACAGTAAAAATTTCTGATGTCATTGTTCCCGAGGTGTTCAATCCGTATGTTGTCCAGCGGACGATGGAATTGTCCGCGATCTTCCAGTCCGGAATCGCGCAGCGGACGCAGGAGTTCGACCGGCTGGCCAGCCAAGCCGCCAAGACGGTGAACATGCCGTTCTGGGGCGATCTGACGGGTGAGGATGAAGTCCTGTCTGATTCTGGAGCTCTGACACCGGGGAAAATCCAAGCGAATCAAGACGAAGCTGTCATTCTGCGCCGCGGCCGTGCATGGGGTGCGAATGATCTTGCAGCTAACCTGGCCGGCGATGACCCGATGCGGGCGATCGCTGATCTGGTGGCCGCGTATTGGGCGCGCCGGTATCAGGCAGCGCTGGTTTCGACGCTCCAAGGGGTGTTTGCTTCGCCGAGCATGTCGGAACTGGTGCACGATATCAGCGGCCAAACCGGCGATGCTGCCGTCATTAGCGCCAAAACGACGGTCGATGCAGCGCAAAAGCTTGGTGACGCCAAGGCTCAACTGACGGCCATTGTGATGCACAGCGCGACGGAGGCGGCGCTGGCCAAGCAAGATCTGATCGAATACGTGAGGCCGTCCACTGGATCGATTGAGGTTCCGACGTTCCTGGGCAAGCGTGTCATCGTCGACGACGGCGTGCCGTTCGATTCAGGTACCGGCACGTATACGACGTATCTGTTCGGCCCGGGGGCGATCGCTTACGGCGAAGGCAATCCGGTCGGATTCGTCCCGACGGAAACGGACCGTGATACGCTCGCAGGTGAGGACTACCTGATCAACCGGCGCACGTTCATCCTGCATCCGCGCGGCGTTCGGTTCACGTCGGCACAGGTGGCGGGTGTATCGCCGACTAATACCGAGTTGGCCACGGCCGCGAACTGGAATCGAGTGTACGAGCCGAAAGCGATCCGGATTGTGAAGTTCGTCCACAAGTTGGCGTAATGGGGTGATCGGATGAGTGTCACAGCGTTTAATCGGCGTCGCAGGGAGTTGGCGGCAGCACTGGCGAAGGAAAAGGAGAAACAGGATGAACAGACTGTCGAGAAACCGCTCGATGAAATGACCGTCGCCGAGCTGAAAGAGTACGCGGATCAGCATGGTATTGATCTCGGCGAAGCGAAGAAAAAAGCCGAAATCCTCGCGGCGATTCAGGCGGCCGTCTCCGGCGGAGATCCAAGCGACAAGAATGCTCAGGGTGGCGGAGATCATGCCGGCGAATAACGTCCTGTCCGTCGTCAAACTCCGGCTGGGGCTGGACGACTCGCATGATGCGCTGATCGACTCCTACGTGCAGGAGATTGGTCAGCGCATCATCCATTACACCAACCTGGCCGAGATCCCGGCCGAACTGGAACACACCTGGGCGTCGATGGTCATTGACGCGCTCCGGATCGAGCAGCCGAATTTGCCGGGAATTTCGGAGACGACCGGCGGCGGGGAGCAGGTCACGGTCGGTGACACGTCGTCGGCCCCCGCAAAGAGTTCCGGCCTGACCAACGACGCCAAGTCGGTGATCGACGCCGTCGTGCTGAACTATCGAGTGGATCTCAACCGATATCGTCGGATGAGGTGGTGACGATGAATCTTACGCGCCACCGCCAGGCAATCGAGCGGCTGTACACGGATCGGGTGACGATCTATCGGCATCAGCAGGTCAAGGACCCGATCACGAAGGAAACCCAGCTCATTCCACAGCCGGTTTACACGGATCAGCCCTGTCGGATTTCGCAGCGCGCGCTCGGTCAGAACAACCAGACCGAGGCGCAGAATGAAATCCGGTATGAGACAAAGCTGTTTGTCGCGCCGGAGCTCGACATTCGGCAGGGGGACATGCTGGAAATCACCCGCGGCACGGTGACGCGCCGGTACACCGCCGGGGAGCCGTTTCCGTATTCGACGCATCAGGAGGTCAGTATCCAGCGGAACGATTGGGCGTGATGTAATGCCTAAGTGGGGTAAGTTTGATTTCTCCGAATTCGAGCGGCTGGCTAAGACGTTCAAAAAAGCGCTAGACGAGCGCGTCATTGAGCGGTTCATCCAGGATTTCTTGCTGGAGATGGCCTACAGGGCGGAGCGCAAGATCAAGAAGCGAACGCCGGTCGATACGGGTGAGCTGCGTCGCAACTGGCAGGTCGGCCGGGTCGAGCGCCGCGGCGACGCGTACCAGGTGGAGATTTACAACAATACGCACTATGCCCAGTTCGTTGAGTACGGACACCGGACCGGCAAGGATTTGACCAAATGGGTCGAGGGTCGGTTTATGATGACGATTAGCATGCAGGAGATCGAGCGGGAGTTGCCGCGGTACCTGGAGAAGCGCGTGACGCAGCTTCTCAGTGACATCATGAACGGTCGGCCGCCGAAGAAAGGGTGATGGGATGGCGAAGATTATCCGAATCAAAACGCCTCAGGACAATGTGATGGAAGCACTGGAGACGTTGCTTGAGCGGGCACGCGGCGGAGAGCTGACGGGGTTCGTCTTTGCCGCCAAGTGCCCGGACGGCAATATTGCAACCAGCTGGGCGAACGTCGACGTTGGCGAGCGGAACGAGCTGACAGCTCACCTTCAAATTGACTTGATGTACGCGGTCGTCGAGGCGAACATGGATCGGTTGGTGGAGCGTGTATGAGCCAGATGGTCACCATCAACGATGTTCGCTACGCCGTCCACGCCGCGCTCGACGCCGCGTTTCCGGATATCCCTGTCATGGGCGAAGAGATCAAGCAGGGCCTGAAGCCGCCCTGTTTTTTCGTGAAGATGCTGGAGCCCGAGCACACGCAGGAACTCGGCCGGCGGTTCATCCGGTATCATCCGTTTGACGTGCACTACTTCGCGCCGGACCGCTCTAACGCCAATATGTACGACATGGCCGAGCAGCTGACCGAGGTGCTGCAGCAGATCACAGTCGCCGGCCGACCGGTAAGCGGGACGAGAATGCGGTTTGAGATCGTTGACGAGGTTCTGCATTTCTTCGTCGAATACAATTTCCACGTCTGGGCTCCGCAGCCGGATGATCCGGCCATGGCGAGCCTGGATGTACAGGAGGGGATTAAATCTTGAGCAAGAAGAATGAATCCGATGCTGCGCCGGTTTACACGAAGGCGCAGTTCTTGGCGTCGAAACAATTCACGCCTGTCCAGAAGGACGTGCTGCGCGCGCTCATGAAGGACGGCGAGGTCTACACCGTTGAGCAGGCGCGGCGCTTGATCGACGACTACGCGAAAAGGAAGGTGACTTAAGGTGCCAGGCGGACAATGGACAGTTCAGAACAAAGTGCGTCCCGGCGTCTATATCAATTTCCGCAGCGAGCAGCAGGCTCTCGGCACACTCGGCGAACGCGGCATCGTCAGCTTGCCGCTGGCGCTCCCATGGGGCCCGGCCAAGCAGGTGATCGCGATTGAGGCCGGCGCGGATACATTCGAGGCGCTCGGCTACCCGATCACGGCGCCGCAGCTGCTGCTCGTGCGCGAGGCGCTGAAACGGGCCCGCACGTTGCTGTTGTATCGGCTTAACGCCGGCACGCAGGCGTCGGCCACGGTTGGCGGTTTGACCGTGACGGCGAAGTACGGCGGCGCCCGCGGTAACGACATCAGCGTTGTCATCCAACCGAATATCGACGACCCGGCACGCTTCGACGTGAAGACGCTTGTCGCCGGCCAAGAAGTCGACTCGCAGACCGTGGCAACCGCCGACCAGCTGCAATCCAATACCTGGGTCAATTTCAGCGGCACCGGTGAGCTCACGGCGACAGCCGGCACGCCGCTTACGGGTGGCTCGGACGGTACGGTCGTGGCGCAAGATTATCTCGACTACCTGGCCGCCATCGAAGTCCATGACTTTAACACCATTGGCCTGACGGCCACAGACGCCACGACCAAAGACGTGTTCGTGTCTTTCGCAAAACGGCTGCGGGATGACGAAGGGAAAAAGATTCAGGTCGTCATGGAGAACTACCCGACGGCGGATTTTGAGGGCGTCATCAGTGTCAAGAACGGCGTCGTGCTGGCCGACGGGACGACGCTTACGGCGGCGCAGGCGGTTGCGTGGGTGGCCGGGGCGACGGCTGGGGCTGCAGCGAACCAGTCGCTGACCTACGATGCCTACGACGGCGCAGTGGACGTCTCGCCGCGGTACACGAACAGCCAGATCATCGCGGCGCTGCAAAACGGCGAATTCGTATTCACGGCGATGGATGGCCGGGCGGCGGTGGAACAGGACATCAACACGCTGCATACATTCACGCCGGAGAAGGGTAAGCCGTTCAGTAAAAACCGCGTGCTGCGCGTCCTGGACGGTCTCGCAAACGACTACATGCGGGTGTTTTCGCAGTCTTACATCGGCAAGGTGCCGAACAACGACGACGGCCGAAACCTGTTCAAGTCGGAGATCATCAATATCACGAATCAGTACCAAAACATCGGCGCTGTCCAGAACTTCGATCCGCAGACCGATCTGGAAGTGTTGCCAGGGACGGATGCAGACGCCGTCGTCGTGAATCAGTGGGTTTGGCCTGTCGACTCTATCGAGAAAATCTACATGACCGTGACGGTGAGGTGATCACATGGCTTTCTTTCGTGAAAACGACGCGATCAGCGGCAAACACGCTAAGGCGTATGCCACGATCAACGGTCGCGTGGAAGAGTTGTTTTACGCTAAGTCGATCGAGGCAACGATCGAGAAAAACAAAGTTGACGTGCCGGTGCTCGGCAGGACGAATACGTCGCAGGTTTCGTCCGGATGGAGTGGCAGCGGGACGCTGACCGTATATTACGTAACGTCGCTTTTCCGCCAGCTGATGCAAGAATACGTGAAAACCGGTCGAGACTTCTGGTTCGATCTTATGATCGTCAACGAAGACCCGCAATCGAGCGCCGGCCGGCAGCGGGTCGTGCTGAAAGGCTGCAACCTGGACAGCGTTTCGGCGGCTCAATTCGACGCCACCAGCGAAGACCGGCTGGAGGAAGAAATGCCGTTTACGTTCAGCGATTACGATATCCTCGAATCGTTCAATACCATCACGGGCGTCTGATATGGGCGCCCTATTTTTCAGGAGGGGTAAATCATGAGCAGTCTCAAAGCGTTTTTCTCTCAAAATGTCCGGCCGGCAACCGTTGAAGAAGTTGTCGTATCCGATCGGTTTGTCGGCGAGAATGGCAAACCGATTCCGTGGAAAGTCCGCGCGCTGACCGAAGCGGAAAATGAACAGCTTCGTCGAGCGTCCATGCAACCACCAAGGAAAAAGGGCGATGCGCCTGAAATTCTGCCTGACGCTTATCTGGCGAAAGTTACAGTCGCCAGTGTCGTTTTTCCGGACTTGAAGGATGCCGAGTTGCAGCAGTCGTACGGCGTGTTGGGAGCAGAAGAACTTTTGAAAAAGATGCTGTTGCCCGGCGAGTATGCGCGGCTTGTGCAGAAAGTGCAGGAAGTCAATGGATTCGACCGCAATATCAATGAGCTGGTTGATGAGGTAAAAAACTGATTCGGGAGGGCGATAGTGAGTGGAATTACGCTTACTACGCCCTCCACAAATTGCGCATTATGCCGTGGGAACTTGCGAACTATGACGATTATCAGAAAGCGGCTTTGTTTGCCATGATCGACGAGCGGATTAAAGCAGAAAAAGAAGCGGCCGCGAGAACGAAAAAGAAACGGAGATAGCCCTCTCTGCGTAAAAATATGATAAAATTAGAAAGGAAAACTTATCCAAGCAGGGAGGGTAAAAATTTATGAAAAAATTTATTATTGGTTTTATTATTGGTGCGCTTTTAACATTAGGTTCGAGCGTTTTCGCGGAACAAGTGAAGCAATATATTTTGACGGAAGCGTCTTACCCAATCTTTGTAAATGGTTTCGAATATTCTGACAAAGAACTCCCGATTCTCAATTACAACGGTAATACCTATATTCCGCTTTCAAAGATTGGGGATATAACAGGACTAAACTATAGGTGGAATGATACCCTTAAAAGGGTGGAAATTAGTACCGCAAGCACATCTAGTAATGAAAGTAGGGAAATCGTTCATAGAGAGAATATTGAAAACGAAATTATAAAGGACTTTACAGATGATATAAAACTTGAAACAGGTAATAAAACAGGGTTAAAAGTTATTGGCAAAAACGATGACGGTTCGGATTTAATCGCATTTGAAGTATACGATGAAAACGGAAAGTTAATAGGTAGGTATACCGATTCGGACGACACGAATCTTGTAATTGCACAACTTCAAAGAAAAAGTGAATTGCCACCAAAGATATCAGAAGGATGGATAAATGAAAATCTGCTTAAAAAGATATATTCCTATGACATTGTTTATGATGGAAATAATTTGATAATTAAAAACTCGCCAGTTGTAACAAAACAAGAAGAATTTCTGCGATTGAATGTCCCTGACGGTTGGGAAGATGCAGAAACAGGGGAAACTATATCAAATGGTGTTAAGATCAAAAAATACAACGGGGAAAATTATTTCAATATAAATGATTTAATAAATAAAGGGGTAATTAAATAGGCGCCGTTTTGGCGCTTTTTTATTGGCGGTGATGTGAATGCCTACTGTATCTAGCACGCTGAAAATGTTCGATGCTATGAGCGGCCCGTTAAAAAACATCATGAATAGTTTGAATTTGGTCATTTCGACCATGCAGCGAATGCAGAGCGCGGTCGATCAAAATGTTAAAATCGACCGCACATTACTTGCCGCTAAGCAACAATTGGTTACGGCTGAAGCAAGTATCCGCCAGGCAATTGACCAAGCAACAGCAGCCCAGAAGCGGTTCAACCAATCAGTTCAAACGGCGAAATCCGAAACTAATCAGTTGCTCTTGTTTACCAAAAAGGTAGCTGCTACGTATTTGTCGGCTCGGGCAGTACAAAGCGCAGTACATGCCGCCGACACTTTCGTCTCCACTCAGGCGCGCCTGAATTTGATCGTCGACGAAGGGCAGACGGTGGATCAACTTCAGAATAATATTTTTGCTGCGGCGCAACGAGCCCGTGGTGATTTCATCACAATGGCTGCCAGCGCCAGCAAGCTCGGTTCACTTGCTGGCGACGCTTTTTCAAACACAGATGAAATTGTCGCCTTTGCAGAAACCATGCAAAAAGCGTTCAAAATCAGCGGATCTTCCATTATGGAACAACAAGCAGGAATGTATCAGCTTACACAAGCGATGGCAGCCGGACGTCTGCAGGGGGACGAATTCCGGTCCATCATGGAAAATGCACCAATGCTTGCACAGGCGATTGCTCGATTTACCGGGAAATCCATGGGCGAGCTGAAAGAGATGTCAGCTGAGGGGACGATCACAGCGGACATTATCAAGGGGGCGCTTTTTGCGGCAGCGGATGACATCAACAAAAAATTTGAATCAATGCCAAAGACGTTCGGTGACGTGTGGCAACAGTTTAACATGAAATCGGAATGTGGATAACTCAGGCCTGTGGATAACCCGCCATCGCACTACGGAATGCCTGTTTCAATGCGTTTTTGGA